TTTTTACGATTTTCGCTCATCGTGATAATCTGTAAATTATCTTCGTGATGTTTTCCTCCCTTGGAGATTGGAATAATGTGATCTACTTCGTGAGGAATACCAGTTTCCTCTGTCATTCTTTTTGCTTCACAATATATCTCATTTATTTTTTGTTGGTCAGCAGTTTCATCAAAAGCATCTCTCATTCTACACCTTCTACGAGCAGCAATAGAATTTAATACTGCTCTTTTATGATCTTCCCCCAAATACTTAAATTTAGTAGAACAAGAATGAGAACAAAAGCGAAGTTTCCATTTTTCGTTTATTGCTCTAAATCTACTCACAATAAATGGAGAACCGCAGTTTTCGCAATAGAGTGTTTCTTTCCTTTCTTTATTTTTATTCTCCAAATGTTTTGGTTTCTGTAAATTAAACTTTTTTATTTTTTGTTTAATAAGTGGATCAGAACAACCAAAAAATTCAGCACACTCTTTTCTACTTTTATTCTCAACAATATAAAGTTGATATAATTGTTCTTTTGTTATACTAAACTTTGGAAGCATCTTGTTTATTGTATCCACACTTTATTATTTATAATGTGTGGATATTCTACAACATTTTTTCCAATTCAGCAATACGATTGTTAATGTCTTCTTTACTAACCAAAGTTTCTGGTGAAATAGAATACATCATAATCAGGTGGGGGTAAAGCGAATTTAAGTCAAAACTTACAACCCAATCATACATTCCAGGAATCGGTTCTTTTACATAGGCACCAGCATACTTCTCATCTTTCTGAGTTTTATTCTTCGGTGGAATTACAATATTCCTTTTCTTCAGATAAGTGTAGATAATATTATCCCACATCCGAACCTGATAGAATACATCAGCGTAGTTTACCTTAGCGTCATATGCCATCGTCAATGCTAGCTCAATCAGTTTCATCTTGTCTTCCAAACGGTCAACAAGTTCTACGTCAATGATGTTATACTCAATAAACTTTTGCCATCCTTTAGTATAGAAATCCTTAAAGGTATCATACTCAGAGTGGTCTAGTTTCTTCTGCCCAAGTTCGACTTCAGCAATGTAATCAAGACGATAAGATTCTTGTGCTTTGTAAGTAAACTTCTTATAAAGGTCGAGATAATCAAGTTGAGTCAGACCACCAACGTCAAACACAGTATGCTTGCGACCATTGATAAACACTTCGCCTTCAGTAACGAGCCCCCAGTTAGAAAAACGCTTCATCAGTTTCTCACCAAGAACACGATTCAGACGTTTACAAATATAAGGAACGTCATACATCTGAATGTTCCATCCAGTAATCACATCGGGAACATCGACCATCCAATAGTTAATGAAGTGATTGAGAAGTTCATACTCCGAGGGGCAATGATGATAAGTAACATCCTTGCGAGTATTATTAAAGGGTTTGACTCCCCAAGTAATAATCTTCTTGGTGGTGTAATCCTGAATAGAAATAGAAAGGATTTCTTCTGATGCTGATTCCACATCTGGGAATCCACCTTCAGAAGCAACCTCAATATCAAGAGTTACCAGTTTGATTTTGCTGATATCAAACTTGATTTCATCTTCAGGGTAATTTTCGGAAATGTATTGATAGATGTATCGGTCGTTTCCGTAAATCTCAAATCCATCTACACCCTCATACTTTTTATAAAACTCACGACAATCTCTGATTGTGCCTGGTTTTATTGGTTCTACAGATTCTCCACTTAATGTTCTATACTTGGATTTTTTTTTAGTTTTTACAAAGAGAGTGGGATAAAACTCATCTCTGTTCTCAAATCTTTTTCCATTCTCAACTCCACGAACTAAAATCTGATTTCCAATCAACTGGACATTAGTATAAAACCTTTGCGTCATTCTTTAGTCAGGTCCTCGTATTTCTCAAGTAGTGTAGGTGTCGGGTTCGCAAGAGTTAGAATCTTATCGGAACTCATCATAAATGTAGTTTGCTTTGTGTATCCACAAAGATATGGTTCTAAAGTTTGGTCACTTTTAACCACAAAGGGTTTTATCAATTTACAGTCAGGTTCTCCGAGTTCTGAAGTTACTTCCTCAATCTGTGAGACCAAGATCAGATTGTTCGTCAGTGCTAATAGTTTCGTCATTTTGTTCGATTCCTAATACTTGAGTTTCATACATTTTTTTGAGTTGATCATTGGGTTCCACAATTGTAACTATCCAATCAGGAACTAACTCAACTGTAGTGTCTTTTGATAGAGAAGGCCAAGAATTTAAAGAGATACTTACCCTACTTCCATTAGTAGTTTCATTTTCATCCTCATCCTCAAGGATTCTATAAGTTCCATTCACCGAAACTGTACAGGGTTTTTCTAAGATATAACAAACTAATTTTTCCTCCAAAAATCCTTCTTTAATATCTGAGATTATATTTTCTCCAGATTTTAAAACAGCAAGTTTTACAGACATACTTAACTCATACCTCCAATCATTATAGCAAGAAAAAAGGGAGGCGTCAACTGGATTTTGCCAGTTGCCTCCCGTGGCAATGCGCCGACGATATTCAGTTATATTTATAGATAGTCCTTACGCTTATGGTGCTCGGGAACAATCCTGCCAAGAGTAACTGTTAAAAGCCCATCCTCAAAATCAACTGATCGTACTTCCGTATCATCAGAGAGTGTCCACGCTCTCTTAAAACTCCGTTGAGCCAGACCTTTGTGGAGATAGTTGAACTCCGATTCTTTATCTTCTTTCTGGCCCTCCACAAAGAGTTTGCCATCTTGCGTGTAGACATAAACCTCCTTTTTCCTAAATCCAGCAAGTGCAAGTTCGAGTCTTGATTCTACATTACTTACTTGAACTAGATTATATGGTGGATAGTTAGAAGTCGTTTCGTGAAGATTAAAGAGACGATCAAAATATTCATCAAGACCGATTGAGTTGCGCGTGATTCTATCCATCAAAGCAGGAAGATCCGCAGCAGTATAACGTGCAAGGTTAGTCATTATGGTAGCTCCTTTTTAAAGCGAGTTTGTGTTTTGTGGACCCTTTCGGCATCCATTATTAATTATACAAGAAATAAAAAAAAGAGGTATCGGAAAAACCGAACCTCTTTTAGGGTGTTCCGACTTTCGTAGAGACCGCACGAAGGTCTCATACTTATTTATTCAGGTTCTACGCCTTTTCCTTTTTTACCAATGTTATATTTCTGTTCCAAAATCCAATCTCCCTTATCTTTATAAGAAAGAACTTTTATTTGATTCAGAGGTGCAATATCACTCACAGAATCAAGTTTCGTAACAGTTATAAGTCCCCAATCTGCAAGAAGACGAACGATGCGATTGCGTCTCTGAACATCATTTACTGTAAGATTAGCATGTTTGCCATCAAGAGCAAACAGTTCTTTAAAATGAACAATATAATATCTACCTTGCTTATGAAGAATATGACAAGATTGATATAGTTTTTTTTCTTTTCGTGAAGCAACTCCAATACGTGTCAAAGTTTCACGAACTTTTAGAAAATCATCAGGTTCATTCAGAATGACCTCCACCATCATATCAGAAGACCAATTTACTTGAGGTTCAATTGTTTGATTAGTCATTTTGTTCCGCCAGTTTCAAGTCGTTTTTTGATAAAATTAATTTGTTCTTTTGTCAGGATTTTCAATGCTTGGGATGCTTTTTCATTACTATATCCATAGTATTGTTTAATACATTCTAAGTCTTTGATTTTATCCTTTCGGATCCAGGGAGAAAATCTCTTCTTTTTCCTTAGACTATTTAGATAAAATGAATATTGCATATCTTTATCCAAATGATGATTCATATTCATCTCATTTGCGAAAAGAATGCAGTCAATGTGTCCCGATGAACAACGATTAATAATATAAGGATTATATTCTTTAATATTTTCTGACAAATCTTCCTTAGTAAAATTAATCGAATTCAACCAATCCTTCAATTCCATAATTAAACAGCAAAAGTTCTTTACGTTGTTTCTGTTCTCTCATATATTCACCAACGGAACGCATCGTGTAAGTCAAATCAAACTCAGCAGCATTCCAATTTGTAAATCGGTCTTTCACCAATTGATCAGAATTATAACTGATTAGTTGATCCATATTATTAGAATCACAATCAGAAGCAAACTTATCGTGATCAAATCCTTTGTGCATTGATCCCTTATTCCCATAGAGATTATCCTTAATATCATAAGGAGGATCAAGATACATGAAAGAACTCTTGCTTCCATCCATCAAGTAATCATAGGAATAATTAGTTATATGCCAGTTTTCTATAAGTTTTGAATATTCTGGAAGTTTTTCAATACCACGCAAAGAAAAATTATTATTTGATGCTTGTGGAGAAAATGAAGAACTTTCTGTCAGACCAGAAAAAGAACACTTATTGACGATATAAAAAGCGACAGCACGATCAAGATTTGTTTGGTGAAGATCATTAACCGAAACCTTGGCATCCCCAAAAAGCACTTTTGCTTTGTCTGGGGTATTGTGTTGAGATTTAAGAGTGGTAAGAGTGGTTTTCATATCCTCACCAAACATCTGAAGTTGTTGCCAGAAGTTCACCAGAGGTTCATAAAGATCATTTACCCAAATCTTAAGATTGGGATATTTTTTTGTAATATGAATTGCTACAGAACCACCACCCAAAAATGGTTCACGGAACTCATCATAATTGCGAAGATCTGGAAAATATGGATCCATCTTAACGCAAGCGCGAGACTTACCACCTGGATACCTCAAGGGTGTCTTAAGAGATTTCATTTGAATTCACACTCACACATAATTTCAGTTAGTGCCGCCAAGAGGTTAATTTCTTGGTCTGCAACAAACGCAATTTGATACTGATACTTAGCAATCACAAGAACCGCAGCAGGAATTGATTGTGGTTCAAGATGGGTATAACAAGCATCATAGACCCTACGAAGAATCAGAGATGAATCATTATCCAGATTGGATACTACCCACTTACGAACCTCAGTAAAGTTCTTCTCTTTCATATTCTTGATAAGTTCATTCGTAGAAATATCTGAGAATGAAGCAAGAATACCAGAATCAATTTTGCCACCAACAGAATATCGTTGGCATTCATTCAAGGCTCGCCTGAAATCTGGAAAGTGCTTATTAAGCAGTTCAACTAGAACCCTGTCTTCATATTCAATCCTGTTTTGCTCAAGAATTGCTTGAAGACGTTTGAAAAACTTAGCAGCAAGTTGTGCTTTCTCTTTTCCTTTGATTGAGAAATCAACAACGGCACAACGAGAATGAAGAGGTTCAATAATCTTGTTCTTGTAGTTACAAGTGAAAATAAAACGACAGTTCTTATAGAACTGCTCAATATTGGCACGCAAAAGGAGTTGAACATCACTACCCGTATTATCTGCCTCATCGATAATAATAACTTTATGTTTACTATCAGAAGTCAGAGATACTGTAGAAGCAAAGTTCTTTGCCTGGTTTCTTACAGTATCAAGGAAACGTCCTTCATCAGAACCGTTGATTACATAGCAGTCAGCACCCAGTTCATTACAGAGTGCTTTTGCAACTGTTGTTTTACCAATCCCAGGAGGACCAGAAAGAAGTAGATTGGGAATTTCACCTTTCTCTACAAAGTCCTTAAATGTCTTTTTAGTTTGTTCTGGAAGAATACAATCCTCAATAGTTTGAGGACGAAAAGATTCTACCCAGAGGAATTCAGTGTTACTCATAATTTAGATCCTTTTTAATAAGGTTAAGGTTATCAAGATGTTTTTGATACATCAAAATATTATCATCTATTTCTTCTTTTGTTTGATTATTAAATGAACCAAATGCGGATTTCCAATAAGGTTGATTATCTTTTATGGATCTCCAACATTCAAGTTTACTTTGAATTTCATTTATACACTCATCAATAGTTTCAATAGGTTTCATAATTTTTCACAAATAAAAATAATCAAATGCAATCCAAAATTAGGTGATAAACAACAATCTTTCAGACAAAAAAAATGTTAGTGCCCTTTTAATTGTTTTGTTTTCAATCTTCCACATATCCATTCTGGTCGTCTTTCGGGCATACGGAGGTAGTTGTCCTTCACCCAAGGTTTTGAGGAAATATATCTTTTATATGCCTCAAATGTATCTATTGAAGTATCAAATTTAAATTCATCAGGCATAGCACGGGCAAATGGGGTCACTTCAGTAATCTTACCTTTGGGGAAAAGGTAGTATGCGTGAAGGAGAGTATTATAGCACGAATGTTGCTTGCCGTAACGAAGTTGGTATTCGTCACACAGGTTCATACCGTGCTTAATCAACCAATAAGCATTGTGGATAGATGCTGCTGCCCATTGGGTGCAGGGATGGTTCCTGAATGCCCCCTTGGCGGTGCTGTAAGGGGTTCCGTCTGCCTTAGGGAGGGTTCCATACCCGTGATACCAGGAGGAGGCAACGATGGAGAGCATCTGGCAGCACTCTAGGGGCATTTTGACGATGTGCTTGTCTGGGAGGCAGGTGGCACTCTCAGCAGGCCAAGGGCAGGTCACAAAGATGTTCATAATAAAAACAGAATATCAGAAGCAGTATTTTTGAACTACATACTTGACTTTATCGGGTTTATCTTCCATCCAGAATGCTTCGTGTTCAATTGCACGATTTTCTGGATGCATTTTTGTCGATGTTTGCAAATCATCTAGACGACGTTGAGATAGTGGCATTTGATATTTATTGATTCCAAATGCTTCATACCATTCTCTACCTCCTGCCTTACAATCTTGTGCCATATGAACTGCTTCGTGATAGATGGTTTCGTTAATCCAATACTTAGGATTATCGGTCTTTTTCATTCGTGTAGTACATACTGTCATCAGGTTTTTATCAGATTCATAATATCCAAAGATATCAAGTTTCCGACAAACTGGAGCATTTTCTACGAACCGAACTTTATGAGAAGCAAGTTCGTAGATTTCACGACCGATAGGAGTGAGGTAGAGAAGAAATTCCATCATTCAAAAGACGAATCAGGTTCCATAGCAATGTAGTATGTTACGTCAAAGTTTTTATTGACGAAACGAGAAAGGAGTTTCTTAGAGATTACAACCTCATAAGAACCAGGGAGAATCTTGATATTCTCAACCTTGAAATTGAAAGTAAATACCTCATCAGTTTCACCAACAACTACAGAGTGCTCGTTGGAAGTATCGTTCTTCTTATCACGAACAACGAGTTTCACAACACCCGCTTCACCAATCACAGAAAGGTCTGGGAGCTGATAGATTGCTGATGCTTTGATGAGTTTATCAAGTTCTTTTGTATCAAGAACAAAACAAACATCTTCACTTGGGAGAACAAGTTCTTTTTCTGGAGGAGTTACGATTACATTAGGGTCGGCAAAGAAATACTTTGACCGTGACTTACCCTCACGAATCATAACGTAGTTGTCATTCTCAAAGTCAAGTTCAGGACTATGGTAGAGATTAATACCATTTAAAAACTGGTTTAGGTCATAGATACCAAAGTCTTTAGGAAACTCTTCTTCTACAGATGCCTCTGCTAGGATGTTTTTCATCACAGAAATGGTACGAAGTTTATTGCCTCCTTTGAATAGAATAGATTGATTGATGCCTGCGAAGTTTTTTAGTAGAGTTAGAGTTTTATCAGATAGTTTCATAATAATCAACGAAATTCAGAGAGACCATTATCTTTGCGGGAGTAGTGCCCATCAAAGTGGAGAAGTAGCATAGCATAATGAATGACCTTCATCAAGTCACGTTTGTTGCGACCATCTTTGTCACCATAACGAGAACCGTATTTCAGGATGTTTGCTTGGCAGAACCCAACTGCTAGTTTCTTTGCTGCCATCAGGTCAATTGTTTGAATGTCAGCATAACCATCTTGGTCACCACAGTAATGCCCACTATAGGTGCCAGTCACATAATCCTGAATATCTTTAAGAATTTTATCTTCATTGTATTTCCAGAGATGATTTTTAGATTCGTTCATAGTAATTTTGTATTCAATAGGTTCGTTAGGCATAAAGAGGGAAGTCATAATTAACCTCCCCCTATCATATCAGGATTGTGCCTGTTCGTCAAGATCATAGGTTACATGTTCACCATCCTCAACCTTGAAATCAGCATCAAATTTATCATAGAGGTCAAGGAATGCTGCCTTGGTTTCATCATCAAAACGATTGACGCAAACTTGAATTGCTTTTTCCTTTTTACCAAAGATGCTGTAGGCACGGATGATGTGAACCAGACGACGAGTGCTGATAATTTCGTCAATACCACCATCATAGAAGGTTTTACGAATTACATCACCCCAATCGGCAAGTCGATTGCAGAAATCATCAACACCAGTCAGACCCAGTTGCTTCGCAACACCTTGAAGGATTTTCACTTCAACTTGAGTGTTGGGATAAGGTTGCTCAAAGGTCACACAGAATCGTTCAAGGAATGCCTCATTCAGAACGTTAGTGCCAATGAAACGACCATCATCAGAACCCTTACCTTTGGTGTTTGCAGTTGCAATCACATTGAACCCATTAGCAGGTTTGATGAACTTACCAATCTTTTTCAGGAAGACACCTTTACCTTCAAGGATGGATTGGAGACAGAGGATTTTGTTACTAGCAAGGTCAATTTCATCGAGTAGCAGGATTGCACCTCGTTGTAGTGCCTCAATGACAGGTCCGTTATGCCAAACTGTTGCCCCATCCACAAGACGAAAACCACCAATAAGATCGTCTTCATCAGTTTCAATAGTAATGTTCACACGAATTAGTTCCCGACCCAGTTGAGCACAAGCTTGCTCCACACTGAACGTTTTACCATTACCCGAAAGACCCGTAATGAACGTAGGATAAAATAGACGGGACTGAATAATTTTTTTAACATCAGCAAAATTACCAAACTTGACGAAGGTATCATCTTTATCGGGAATAAGGTTTTGTTCTACAGCAGGAAGGGCAGCAGGTGCCTGATAAGTGCGTTCGATCTGCTGAACTTTCTCAGGAGTCACTTCCAGATTCCAACGACCCCGTTGCGTCTTGAAAGGTTCAAGATGTCGGGTTACGGTCTGATAGTTGAGTTGCTTAGAAGCACAGAATCCACGAATATCTGCAGAAGTAAATTCTGTGCCGAATAGGGATTGCAGTTCAGAAATCAGTTCTTCTTTGTTCATCATCGGTTTGCGGGGCATAATAAAGGGTGTTGGTCGTTTCGTTTCAACAAAGTAATTATAGGGCATAAAGGGGGCAGTTGGAACCCCCAGTGGTCAGTTTTTTAACTGTCCTTTGAGTTCATTAAAATATAATTCATCCGCAATATGACCAGTATATCCAGAATAGTATGATTTAATTAATGTAGGAATTCCTATAGCAGTAATGCAACTACTACATTTAATCCAAACTTTTTTATTTTTATGATCAACAATATGTTCAAATGGGAATTTAGTCTTCATAGGTAAATGTTTTATTTTTAACTTTAGTATCAAATTCACCAGTACGTCCTGGATTCATTTTTCCAACTTTAACATTCTTACCCTTACCTGGCCAAGATGTTTTAGATGTTCCTTTTAATGAAGCAGATCCTCCCGGTTTTCTTTGAATTAAAACCGAATCTTGATCGTCATTAGAAGAACCAGATTTCACATTTCTTTTATGCTTAAGTCCAGATTCAGTGCCCAGTTTTTCAATAGTTTTTTTAAACTTTCTTTTACCCATTTTACCAGAAGAAACTACATGAGATTTTTCGCCCACCTTTTTTTCTTGTGGAGTTCCAGGATTTTCAGTATATCTCCCAGAAACTTTTGTAGGTCCAGGAAGACCAGCACCACGAATTCTTCTCTCAGTTCTTTTACTTCTTTCTTTATTTTCCTTAGATGACTTATCTCCCCTCTGGCCAGAAAGAATAGCCATACCTCCTTTTTCAGATTTTGATCGAATTCTAGTTAGAGATGTCTCTTGAATTAAATGACATTCGATTACAAACTCTCGAAACGTTTTCATTTTTATAAAAATTTTATAGTTATTTATGCCACCAAAGAAATAAATTCAGAAAGGATTTTTTTGTTCATTTTCTTAGCACCAAGAGATTTAGTAAATGCAGTTTTGATTTTTGACTTAGAGGCATCTTCGTCTACCTCAAATTCTGTGCTCTTATTTAGAGCATTACCTGAAATACCAAAGTATTTGTGATAACCAGAGGAAGTCAGAACAAAACTCTTCTCCTTTTTCCAACGGGCAGTTACATCAATCCCCTCCTTTCCATCAGCATATCTACGAATAAAACTGGATGCCTGACCACTCTCAAGAAGACGCATACCTACGAAATTCATAGATGGGAACCTATCCCGAAGATTCTTGAGAATTAGGTCAGTGAATTGCATATATCCACGATAGGAACAATCCCCCATTTTATAGACATTACCAGTTTTTCGGTCACGAAGAAAGCACTTTTCATCTACATAGGCAGTTCCAAGATAAGGTTCATTCTGCCAGGCTCGTTTGATACTACGATGATAATGTAGTGGAGCACCTTCACCATCAGTTAGAACAACACAATGAACTTTCTGTAGTTTATTTTCCCGTTTGAATTTGGGCAGAATTTCATAAAGAGCAACTAGTGATTCATTTAGTGGAGTTCCTGAAAGATGGAGTCGAGAAGGAATACTATATGTCTGATGAGAGTTTTTACTGAAATACCTAGCAATCCTGAAGAAATTCTTCATTTGATTTTCCAGTTCAGAGTTACGAACCTTGCTGGTGAAGATATTCATCAGACGGAAATATTCGTGAATTGCAAACTCATTTTCTTTCTTCACAGTATGCTCTGATGGGGGAAGATGCATACCAGATTTGGTCGTTTTGATTTGTGGACCAAAACTATCTGTAAAGGCATAAACCTCAAAGGGAATTGATACTTTTTTACAGAACCAAATGAGATTATAAAGTTGCTTCATAGTATCCAGAAGCACATTTCCCATAGAACCTGACCAGTCCAGAATAAACACTAGACCGTGATTTTTACCATCAGCAAGTGTGGTTACTTTCTTGAACAGGTCTTCATTATACCTGTAGGTGTGGAGTTTAGATGTGTCCAATACTCCAGTCCTACTAGTATGAGAACGAGCATAAGAATCAGCAGATTTTCGACATTCAAATTCTTTAACAAGATAATTTACCTCCCGTTGAGCAGAACGTTTGAATTCAATGTACTCTTTATCTACAGGTTGAAGTAGTTCTTTTTGAAAGGAATCGTTCCAGATTTCATCACAATGATTATGAATATCAGAATTGGGAACAATTACACTCTCAAGATTTACTTTAGGAATCTCAAGATAAACAGTTTCATTATAACTATTCTCTACAAGATTCTTAATTGAATCATTAAGAGAATTCATAGTGCTTACCTCTGGGTCAGCACCTACACCACCTTCCATACCATTCTGAAGACCTTCACTTTCCCTCTTACCTTCAGTAGAAGATTCGTTAGAAGCATTGTCTCCATTAGAATCCTCGGATTCTTCAGAATCAATCTGACCTTCTACCTTTTCACCATCTTCACCAGAACCAGATTGACCACCTTGATTTGGATGAAGATTGATTTCAGGAATTTCTGCTTTTTGGAACTGCTCTTCTTTACAGTACCTATAAAGAACCTCAGAGGCAAGTAGAGCATCACCGAAAGTTTCAGCATCACCAATCATATCAATGATTTCCTGCTCTTTCTCATTAAAAGAAAGTGGAATGAATGCACCGATTTTGAAGTAAAGGTTCGCACGGTCGGCAAGGTTCATCTTGGAAACATCTTCGTCTCCAATCATAAAGAAGTCATCATCGTTCAGTTCCTTATAAGCACCGTAGAAGGTCTTAGGAAGACCAGGATAACGACGTTTGATTAGTTTCTCTACACGGGCATCCTCAACCACATTTACGAACTGTGGAGGAACTTTTACTTGCTCAGACCAATCCTCATCGGGAGTATGAAGTGCATGGGCGGTTTCATGGGCAACGAGCATATCATAAACAAGGTTGCTTGCTTTCTTCCACATTGGAAGAGTTAGAACACGGGTATGAACATTAAAGCAAGCAGTTTGTACGGGTTTATGTTCTACTACAAGGTTCTCAGTTGCCAAAAGTTTGGCAAGCATCCCCTTCACTTCAAAATTTACAGTCATCGGTGTTTTGGTTGCGTATGAAAGTATTATACAAAAAAAGGATGCCTTGTGGGCATCCTGTGGACAGTTTGGGAAGTGGTCTCAACCAATAATACTCTGTCTCCACTCTTCACTCATATTCACCATAATAACTTCTGCTGCTTCTGGTGTTTCAGCATATCCTTCATCAAGTAAATGTGAGAGGATGATGTCGTAGAGGTCATAATTTTCACCTACACCACTTTTTTTCAATCTATCCAAATGTTTTTTATGTCCTTCTTCATCTCTTGCAATATGTCTATTTGGAACTGTTGGTTTTCTACCACGAACTTGTTGACTAGCATTCCACTTATCTCTCAATAGAAAATTATCTGCACCACTTTTAGCAGCAGTTCTTCTTCCCTTTTCAGTTTTTTTATCTGCAAAGGACTTTGACTTTTGTTGCTTACCTATAACATTAATAGCACTTCTCATATTCCCCACTCTTCTATCACTACCTACTTTTTCTCCACTTTCTCTTTTAGCATTATTTCTTTCAAGATGCCTTTTTATTTGATTTTGCATCTTTGGTTCATTCATAGGTTTGAATGCTTCATCAAGTTGCTGATTTTCAACAACTTCCAAATATGCTTCTTGAAGAGTACGAAATTCTCGTGCGTCCATTTTTACGAATACTTTTTAGTTATTTATAAAAAAACACCCCACGTTTGGGGTGCTTGTTCTTCAGTGCTTGACGACGTGCTTTTGCTTGTCGTAGTGCTTGAGGTTTTAGTTTTCGTTTTTGCTCCTTTTTGGAGTGATGCTGCCAGTTTGGAGTGTGCATTGGTTTTGTCTGTTCTTAGGACACTATACGGGAAAATCCTTTGACCTTATCAAACTTTGTGACACTTTCAAATTTGTCCTCCAGACCCGTCTTATGGGAAATCACGAAAATATTAGCATCTTTAATCACATAACGAATAATCTTTAAGAATTCTTCAGTTCCAAATCCATCAAGTGAACTATCAAACACTTCATCCATAATTAGAAGATTTGTATTCATGGAGTTCTTGAATCTCGCAACTTCCCTCCACGTAAAAAGTAATGCAAGGTCAATTCTCATTTTTTCTCCTTCACTAAAAGAAGCATATGAGAAGTCTTCGTGAATAGGGGATTGAACGGTTTCGTTAAACTCTTCATCAAGAGTAAAGTTAATATAGAAATCCATCATCTGAAGATAACGATTAACTTGCTGATTTATCAGCGGTAGATACTTCTTAATGATTTTGGATTTAACTCC